CGACTCATGCCACCGGGCGTAGGGTGACTCATGCCGGGTGACTCATTCCGGGTTTTCCCTAGCTGCAGGTTTGGGGGTACATTCGCGGCCATGTCAACCCCTCAATCCCAGGGCGACGATGGCACTGTGCCGAAGAGTACTGCCGGGCGTCAGCGTCCCCAGCCCCCCGGCGGCAGCCGCAAGGGGATACCCAACAAGGCCACCCAGGCGTTCCGCGAGACGGTCCAGGCGCTGCTCGACGACAACAGGGAGAACGTGGCCCTGTGGCTCAAGCAGACGGCCGAGGGCTCGCGCAATCGCAAGGTCGGTGGCAAGACCATCCCCGGCCGTCCGCCCGATCCTGCAGGCGCTGCACGCCTGCTGGCCCAGCTTGCCGAATTCGCAGCGCCCAAGCTCAACCGCTCCGAGGTGGTCGGCGAGGGCGGCGGCCCGCTGACGGTCGTCATCAGGAAGGAAGCCTGAGGCATGGAGCAGGTCGATGTAGCCTCGCTGAAGGGCTGGCAGACGGTGATGAAGCCCAACGGCCACGACGTCGAGCAACGCGATTACGTCACTGGTAATTGGCCGCCGGCCGATCACCCGCTCTATGCCGACGAGAGCAAGGTGGCAGCGGTCACCGACTGGCTGCTCTCGAAGGGCCACAGCATCCTGCAGTTGTTCCTGCTCTACCAGGGCAACGAGCGCATGCACAGCCTGAGCGTGCTGGGCCGTGTAAACGTCCCGCAGGGCGCTCGCGTGCTGTCCCTCGGCTGCGGCGTCGCCGGCATGGAGCGGTACTGGCAGTACGCCAGGGCCGACGTCCGCTTCACCCTGGTCAACGCCTCGCGGTCGCAGCTAGAGCGTTGCCTGTGCCCTGGCAAGCTCATCCACGGCGACATGCGCGACCCCACGCTGCTCGCCGAGCTTGGGCTCTACGACGTGGTGGTGATGGCGTACTCGCTGCACCACGCCGACAGCGTGCCCAGCATGATCACGATGGCTCGTGCATACCTGAAGCCTGGGGGCACGCTGCTCGTGCTGGACGTGGTCGAGGGCTCGCCGGCCTTCGAGGATGCGGTGCAGTACAAGGCGCTCGACAGCATCGACCTGCAGCGCGCAGGGCTCGTGCGCCTCGACTACGGCCTGCAGTGGCACAGGCTGCCCGACGACATCCTCGGCCAGCACGTCGCCGAGGTGCTGGACGCGGGCGGTGCCACGCCGTCGATGTGGATCGGCGGGGCGTGATGCTGCGCCTCGTGGGCTTCATCGTGGTGTGCGGCCTGCTCTTCATGCTCGGTTGGTGCGGGACGCAGACGTGATCTCGCTCGTGGTCAGCGATCCCTGGTGGACCTACGGCCTGGACTTCGTCATCGGCGTGCTGTCGGGTGCTGCTGGCATGTACGTCTTCGACAGGTGGGCGACGTGGAAGGGGAAGAAGTGAACGACTGGTTCTTCATCGGCACGCTCGTGGTCCTGGCGTTCATCTTCGGCTTCGTCGGCGGCGTAGCCTGGGTCTGGTACATCGCAGGCGGGCCGAGCCTTGGCTGAGATCGTCCTGCCCAACGGCTTCACCGCACGGCCGCCGCAGAAGGCGCTGATGCGCTACTTCGACCACGGCGGGCTGCGTGCGGCCGCGTGCTGGCCGAGGCGGTTCGGCAAGGACCTCACCATGCTGCACCAGACCGCCAAGATGAGCTTCGAGCGCCCAGGCATGTACTTCCACATGCTGCCGACGCACAAGCACGCGAGGAAGGTCGTCTGGGACGGCTTCGACAACCAGGGGCGCAAGACCCTCGACGTCGTCTTCCCCAAGCAGTTGCGCGAGGACACCAACAAGACCGAGATGAAGATCACGCTGCGGTCGGGCGCGATCTGGCAACTGGTCGGCAGCGACTACTACGACAGCTTGGTGGGCTCCAACCCGTTCGGCATCGTGATGAGCGAGGCTGCGCTCTCCGACCCGCGTGCGTGGTCGATGTTCCGCCCCATGCTCGCGGGCAACGGCGGCTGGGCCGCGTTCATCAGCACACCTCGGGGCTACAACCACTTCCACGACCTGATCCAGTTGGCGAAGTCCAGCGACCACTGGTTCCACTCGCACCTCGGTGTCGACGACACCAAGCACATCCCGCAGGCGGTCCTCGACGACGAGCGCCGCGAGATGCCCGACGAGCTATACCGCCAGGAGTACGACTGCGACTTCAGTGCGGCCAACGTCGGTGCGATCTTCGGCCGCTACGTCGAGCAGATGGAGAAGCAGGGCCGCATCTGCTACATCGACAGCCCCAGCGTCAACGACGAGGTCTGGGTGACGTCGGACATCGGCTACCGGGACAAGGCGGCCTTCGTCTGGTGGAAGCGGATGCGCGGCGGCTTCGAGATATTCCACTACGACGACGGCAGCGGCATGGACGCCGAGGAGTGGATACCCAGGCTTGCCAAGCAGCCCCGCGCCGACGTGATCTGCCTGCCGCACGACGCCAAGGCCAAGAGCTTCGCCAGCAAGCGCAGCGTCGTCGAGACGTTCCTGTCCGAGCGGCCGTGGAGCGGCTGCGACGTGCGTGTAAACGAGCTACGCAAGAAGAGCGACAGCATCAACGCCGGCCGGCTGATGCTGCGCCGGGTCAGGATCGCCAACAACGAGCCCTGCAAGCCACTCGTGCAGGCGCTGCGCGCCTACCACTTCAAGTACGACGAGGAGACGAAGACGTTCTCCTCCGAGCCCGAGCATGACTGGTCGAGCCACCCGTGCGACGCCTTCATGGAAGGAGCGGCCAAGCTGGTGGTGATCGAGCCCCCGCCGCCCGAGAAGACCATAATCGTGCCGCCGCTCAGTCACTCGTTCACGCTGGAGATGCTCCACGAGACGGTCGGCCCCTCTGCGAACCAAGGACGGCTCTGATGGCTACATACGGTGAGGCTGCAACTACCAGCGACGAAAAGCCGGGCGATGGCAAGGAGTACCAAGACATCCACGACGGTCGCAAGCCCGGCGATCAGGCTCTGGTGCCCCAGCAGGTCAAGGGCAAGAGCCCGACCGAGCTAGCTGTCCGCTGGGAGCGGGAGCTTCAGGCTGCCAAGAAGGAGCTTGCGAAGTTCCACACCACCGCCAAGAAGCTCGTCCAGAAGTACCTCGACGAGCGCGACGGCGCGAGCTTCGACGAGCGCGACTCGAAGTTCAACCTGTTCTGGTCGAACATCGAGGTGCTGAAGTCCAGCCTCTACGCCAAGCCGCCCAACGTGGACGTGAGCAACACCCACAAGGACAGCGAGGACGACATCTCAAGGGTCGCCGCGAACATCCTGCAGCGGATGCTCAACAACGACTGCGAGGACGACGACGAGTCGACCTACCCCGAGGTGACGCGGCAGGCGGTCGGCGACTACCTCATCGTCGGCATGGGTCAGGTCTGGTATCGCTACGAGGTCGAGACTGAAGAGGCGAAGACCGAGGCTGTCACCGATCCGACGACCGGCGACGTCCTGGCCGAGCCGGTCGAGTACGAGGCGATCACCTCCGAGGACGCGCCGGCCGACTACGTCTACTGGGAGGACTTCTGGTGGAGCCCCGCCAGGGTCTGGCAGGACGTGCGCTGGGTCGCCCGCCGCGTCTACATGAACCGCGAGGAGCTTTGCGCCCGGTTCGGCGACAAGATCGGCAAGGACATCCCGGTCAGCAAGCAGAAGAGCAAGGCTGATGCCCTGGGACACATCAACGACCCCTGGGAGAAGGCCGGGGTCTTCGAGATATGGGACAAGACGACGAAGTGCGCCTACTGGCACGTCCTGGGCTACAACATCATCTGCGACTACAAGAAGGACCCGCTGGCGCTGAAGGGGTTCTTCCCGTGCCCGCAGCCGCTGATGGCGAACCTGACCACCAGCAAGTTCATCCCTCGCGGCGACTACCTGCTGGCGCAGGACCAGTACAGCCAGATCGACGAGCTTACGACGCGCATCAAGTACCTCACCAAGGCGTGCAAGGTGGTGGGCGTGTACGACAAGAACAGCACCTCCATCGGCCGGGTCTTCCAAGAGGGCATGGAGAACCAGATGATCCCGGTCGACAACTGGGCCGCGTTCGCCGAGAAGGGCGGGCTCAAGGGGCAGATGGACTTCGTCCCCATCGAGATCATCGCTGCGGTCATCGAGAAGCTGACGATGCAGCGCGACACGATCAAGGGCGCGCTCTACGAGGTCCTGGGCATCGGCGACATCATGCGCGGCATGACCAACCCCGATGAAACCCTGGGCGCGCAGCAGTTGAAGGCGCAGTTCGGCGGCAACCGGCTGCAGTTCAAGCAGCAGCAGATCGGTGCCTGGGTCGCTGGCGGCCAGCGCATCAGGGCGCAGATCATCTGCGACCGCTTCCAGCCGCAGACGATCCTGCAGCGGTCGAACATCGAGCACAGCCCCGACAAGGACATGGCTCCCCAGGCGATCCAGTTCCTGAAGACCTCCGGCGACGACAAGTTCTACCGGATCAGCGTCGAGAGCGAGACGATGGCGATGGTCGACTGGGCGCAGGAGCGCGACAGCCGCAGCCAGTTCATGGAAGCGGTCGGCTCGTTCGTCATGGCGGTCACCCCGCTCATCCAGGCCAAGCCTGCGGCTGGTCCTGTCGTCTTGCAGATGATGAAGTGGGGCTTGGGCGGCTTCCGCATCTCCAAGGAGATCGAGACGGTGCTGGATCAGGCCATCGCCGCCGCGCAGCAGCCGGACCCGGAGAAGGAGCGCCCCGACCCCATCGAGGAGTCGACGGTCAAGAAGAACATGGCGACGGCCGTCAAGGACAAGACCCAGGCTGTCCTCAACCTCACCAAGGCCGGCCAGCAGCAACTGGAGCGCGCCATGATCGGCGTCGATGCCAAGCCCGACCAGGGTGCGCTGCCGCCGCCCGGCGCGCAGCCCCCTGGCCCCCAAGGTCCCCCGCAACCCGGCCCGCAAGGACCGCCACCCAACCTCATGCAATAGGAGATCACCATGCCCAAGAAGGACGAGAAGCTCATCGCCGAGGAAACCGACCCCGTGATGAAGAAGTACGAGGAAGAGGCGCTCGCCGAGCAGAAGGCGCTCGAAGCCAAGGGCTACACCGCCGAGGAGATGCCGCAGCGGTTCTCGACCGGCGGGGCGACCTACG